GTAAGCCTGCAGACGATTGCGTCTCAGGTGACGCCTGATGGCCAACCAACCAAGAAGGCTAAGGCAGCGATGCGGAAGCTACTTGGCGATGTGCCCAAACCTGAGTCCGCGGCGAAGAAGAAGAAGAAATTCATTCTCTCCCCCGAGAACTACAAGCTGCTCAAGAAGGCCTGCAAACCTGATATTGAGCCGCAACTCCTTAGTGCTTACGCCCTCATAGCCAAGCAAAAAGGTCCTGCTGCCCTTAAGGGGCAAGCTTACCTCGTGGATCCCGAGAAACCTCCGGTTTTTCAGTGATGGAGTCCGCTAGCGGCTCCTTTGCTGAAAAACCAGCTAGCCGGACCAGGGCGCAGTTCTCTGATTCGATAGATCCAAACCTCTTTGACATACTGGATTCCAACAAGCCCAAAGGTGCGCTTAACAAGCCTCGCCTAACGGACGAAGTTATGATCAGTTGTGGCTTTGAGGTGCCTAAGGATGTCCACCCCCCTCGCGTTGACGCGGAGGCGGTGTTGACGTCTTTTTTGAACCATTCCCAAAAGATGAACCGCAGTGTTCGTCCTGCCGCTGCAGGTGAGAAACTGCACGCGCATTTGGAGTCACTTTACACCGCCGCTCGCTGGGAGGCGCCTACAATGGCGCTTGACTCGGCTGAGTTTCGCGAACTAGTGCTCCAGAAGCTGCGTGAGGTCAACCGCAAGGGCAGTCCTGGCTTCCCCATATTCTACTCGCACTCGACAAATGCCGATTACTTGAGGGATAAGGAAGCCCTTCTCGACAAGCCCGCGACTGACGCCTATTTAGGTGGCATCGCGGATCTCATCGTCCACCGTGCTAAGCAGTACGCGAGAGGTGAGCTTGTCGCTGACCCTATCAGGCTTTTCGTTAAGCATGAAGGGCACAAGACCAAGAAAGTTGAGAAAGGCCTTTGGCGGCTGATCTCCTCGGTGGGCCTGTTTGATCAGGTCATCGATGCAATCTTGTTTGATCCAAGCCTTAGGGCTGAGATCGCTCAGTGCGAGCACATTCCATCCAAGCCAGGAACTTCTTTCCTCTGGGGTGGGTTTAACGCGCTGTATTGCAAGTTCAATAACCAGTCCCCCTGTGTCACTATTGACAAGTCGGCCTGGGATTGGACGGTACCCGGTTGGTTGTACGAGGTTGATCGCGAAGCACGCGAGCGCCTCTGCCTTAACTGGGGTGCTGTGAAGGACAACTACTTCGGCAATCTGTGGCGTAATCGTTATGCCCAGCTTGCTCAAGCCAGCTTCTTCCTACCCAATGGCATGATCGTCAAGCAGAAATTTCCTGCTATGGTCAAGTCTGGGTCTAAAATCACCATCTCTATGAACTCACGTTCACAAATGGTGCTTAAGCTGCTTTACCTAGAAGATAAGTTCTCTGTCGAAAGGCATGGACTCATCTCCATGGGTGATGACACTGTAGAACGCGTTGTCGACATCGACATCGCTGACTACATGGCGTTCATCTCTAAACTTGGTTTTACAGTGAAGGACGTGCCCACGGCGGGCCCCCTCATTGACAACGAGTTTTGTAGTATGCGGTTCAAGAAGTTGGCGTGCGGCACTGTTGTGCCTGTGCCTGACAACTGGGACAAGCATATGTTTGAGCTGACTCAAGTGGAGAAGTTGGACTATGACCGAGCTGAGAAGCTGCAGGCCTATTGTCTACTTTATTGCTACCACGACAAGTTTTCGCTCTTCCATTCAGCCCTTCTCGCCGAGTGCGGTAGGCTGAAGGCGGCAGGTGTCGCCGAACCATACAAGCGTTTTGCTTCGCATGCGTGGTTTAAGACAGTCGTTACCGGCCAGGAGCATTCCTGTGAATCGAACGACCCACCACGTGGT